TGATGGCTCGTTGATCCGCAGCCTTCATCGACAGAAACGGTTCTGTGTAAGTGTTTAAGGCCACAAGATGTTTAAACATGTCATGAGTCATACCAAATACATCTTCGATGGATTTTTGTGTTTCTCTACTGTCGCCTTGACTTTCGTCTTGATCTAAATTTTCTTGTTCTCGTCCATTAACAGTAAACTTTAGAACATTGGGCTTACGACCTCTTTCTATGTGATAGTCAACACCGTCTTTTTCAAAACTCATTGTAACCAACATGCCTTTGCCGTTGATTTTGTTTACAAGATTATCTTTCTTGATGTTGGTTAGTGCATTGCCGTAGATAGCATAACTCAAACCGTTGATGATTGTGGTCTTGCCTGTGCCATTTCGAGCACCGCTGTCGTCACCACCTAGGTCAAGATTCTCACCCAAAACTAAGGTCAACTGTCCTCGATCAAAATCAATAGCCTGTGTTTGTGCGCCTACACTCATGAAATTACGCACGGTTAAATTCTTAATCTTAATCATAGGTCGTTGTATATCTCCAACAGCAGACCTTTTTCAAAGGTACCACTGTCAATGGCATTTATCTGATTCATCACAATGGTATCTACACTTTCAAAATTAATATCAATAGGCGTTGAGTTTGCATCAACTTCAACTTTTTCCGGAATCAACATAAGTTCTCGCAGTTTGTACTGCGGCACAAATGTTTCTTTAATAAAATTGGCTTCTTCAAAACTGATAGGCAAGTCAATGGTCACCCGACAGTGCATACGTTCTTGTAGCAATTGGTCTGGCTTGTCAATAATTTGACTCAGTTTATATGTTCTAAAGGTAGGCTGGCCAGGCCAAGACTTAAACTCAGGTGATCCTCCCCACTCTAACATCATCATACCGCGATCGTCGTCACCTGCATCTGCATAGTTGTGCGGAAAAGCATTACCAATGTAATGAATATTTCTGCTGTGTTGACGTTTGTGAAAGTGTCCTGTAAACACATATTCCTGGTTTACAAAATGTCCAGACTGAATAGTTCCGTGATCAGGCATCTGTATCATGGCATTCATATAAAAGCTAGGCAATTCCAAATGCCCAAACATATAGCGGCTTTTGATATTGGGAATATCTCGCCACTCATCGGCAACTAACCATGGCATAATAGTAACATCGCCTAGAGTCAGCGTTTCTCTAATTGGAATAATATTTGGGAAAAGGCGCATAAACTCTACTGAGTTAATCTCACGTTTGTCTTTGTAGAACAAGTCGTGATTGCCTAGGATGAAATATACTTTCTCAAAAGATTGGCTCAGCTTCTCTAAATTACTGACTGTATAATTCATAGTACTAACATCAGTAGTACTGCGATTATGGTGCCAATCACCTAGAAAGATTGCAGTTTCACAACCCTCTGCTCGAGCGGTTTCACAAAACCAAGAAACAAAATCTTCGCAATCTTGATTGTGTGTGCGACTGCCTCCTTTGAGGCCAAAATGTATATCAGTAAAACAAGCAACTTTTTTAAATAGATTCATATGACTATTTTACACTAATTTTAAACAAAGATCAATCCCAATCACTGCCGTCCACTGAACTGGTGCTCACAGCCCCACTGACTCCGTTTCCGCTATTTTGTCGAGTCCAACTTGGGTTCATTCCGTTCATTTCTAAAATATCATCTCGGATATTTTGATTGCGTTTTTCTATGTTGATGATCCTAACAAACGAGTTAGTAACGGCGGCAGTATAATAAGCAAAAGGATTGTCCGATTTACTCTCATCAAACTGTAGGCCAATTTGAGTAAGCTGTAAAATTGCCTGTCCCCGCATTTCATCATTGTAAGTATATCCTCTAACGTTGCCACGAGTTGCATATCGTTCACAAAGTTTGATAAACATTCTAGCTAGATTGTTAGTCATTTGCCCGTGTTCTTTGTTAAAAACCCCATCGAGTAAGCCACCTTTCCAATGACTTTTTCCCACACAAATCAAGTTGTCGTTGTCATCAAACTTCCAATGTTGGAACGGAGGAAAATTTACTTTGTCATGACTGTCGGCAGTATTTTTCAAAGTCTTTTTGCGCCCTGGCGCCAGAGGAATATGGTCAAAGGTCATTACACGAAATACCAAATCCTGTTTTTGTACCTTGCGATAGTCTACCTCAAATTCTTTAATAGATATTTTCTTACCACCAGCAATTACTGCCGCTTCGTGAGCCTGTTTTGCCATTTTCACAGCTTTGTTTCGTTTTGCTTCAGCTACTGTTCTCACGTTGATTTTTGCAAGACTAACAACAATAAGATCGTATTCACTATATTCGGGCAGAGTAAAACTACAGTAGGTATTTTTACTAAGGTGTATTTCCCTAAGTAAATCCTTGTTGGTAAGATATTTGATCTTAGGTGGTTGAGCAATAATGGTCATTAAGTGTTATTCCTTTTAGTAATATAATAGCACATTTTACAAAGAATAAATAGACAAAACGGATATTAATTATGCCATTGTCTATAAACCCGATAAAAAGTCTTGCATCAAAAATCAGCAGTGATCTAGGTAATCTAGCCAATGCTGCAAATCAGTCTGCTGGCAATTTTAGTATGCCTAATACAAGTATTGCCAAACAAAGTCTAGATGCCACGGTTAACAGGCTAAGTGGCGGCTTTGGCAGCAGTTTAAATGGCATTACTGGATCTATAAATTCATCTAGTGTTAGTAATTTATCCGGAACTGTGCAAAATTTTGCACAAAACGGTTTGACATCATTGTCCGGCGCAGCCAGCAGTTTTGCCACAGCTGGAAAGAGTGTTATTGACAATATTGCATCGGGCGGCAGCATTGCTGGATTGGCCACCGGATTATTAAACGGTGCAGGACAACAAACTGCTGCTGCCTTGGCAAGTATAGGACTTGATTTAATCAGTGCTGCTAGATCAAAAAATATTCCCAGTACAGCCACTCTAGCACTAGGTGAACAAGCTTCTGTAGTGCAAGTATATCCCAGTAACGAAGGTGACTGGCGTATAAGAATTGACTCAATGTTTGGTGAAATTATTTTTCCAACAACACCTACATTCAGCCTATCAACCAAAGCAAACTATAACAATCAAGAGCTGGTTCATGCAAATTTCCCTCACCCTGTTTATAAAAACAGCACTTCGGATGATATTTCGATTAGTGGAGAATTTCCAGTCGAGACCATAGAAGATGCCCAAGATTGGTTACGTACCATTGCTCTAGGCCGCGGCCTAACTAAAATGTTTTTTGGAAACAGTTCTCCGCAAGGAAATCCTCCACCTATTTGCACACTATCTGGATATGGTGCAGTATTAAAACATATTCCTGTTGTGATAAAATCTTTCCAGGTTGATTTTAAAGATGATGTTCACTATATACAAGCAGCTGGAGCATCTATACCTAGACTCAGTACCATACAAATTACCTGTATGCCTGTGTACAGTAAAAGTTCTCAAAGAGGATTTGATCTCGATGCGTATGTTAACAACGGCGGCAATATTCCTTTCTAATATATGGCAATTTATAAAAAAACTAGTCCTTGGTACATAACCAAACAAAATACACTTTACTTGGAATTATTGACTCTAAGAACAATTCCAACTTCCGATGATGATTTTAAATATGTCATTGAAAATCAATACAGACATCGCCCGGATCTCTTGGCATTTGACCTTTATCAAGATGCAAAATTGTGGTGGGTATTTGCACAAAGAAATAGATCAATACTTAAAGATCCTATCTACGATTTTTCTCCTGGCACTACAATTTTCTGTCCAGCTAAAGCTAATATTAATGCTACCTTATCAACCACTGCTGGAAGTTAATCATGGCACTACCTAATATCTTAGAACAATTTGCCACATATAATTGTTTGTTTACTTTTTCCTGCGCCAGTCCGGCCCAATTGAATTCTCAATCTTATCGAAGTGGCCCATTGCCGAATGTTATTGTATCGAGTGCAGGCGGAGACGGTGCCCGAAGAGTACAAACAGCCTACGGCGCTCCTGAATATTTTATTGACAATCTTTCAGTATCATCAGTGGTGGCACCTACTAATGGCACAGGGTCCGGCCCTTGGTCAAAAATTGAATTTGAAATATTTGAGCCTTACAGTATGGGACTATTTCTTCAGAGTTGTCAGGCAGCAGCTTTAAATTCTGGATACAAAAGTTATCTTGATAATGCTGCCTATGTGTTGAGACTGGAATTCGTAGGTTGGACAGGACCTGGAGAGAGTATGACCGTGGGCCCGTTTAATTGGTTAGTAAAACTAATGAATGCAAATTTTACAGTCAACGAAGCTGGCAGTACCTATAAGGTAGAATGTTTCCCTTATAATCATGTGGCACTATCCCAGCAGATGAATAAAATTTTTAACGATGTAAAACTTGTAGGTAAAAACAGTAACGAAGTACTAGTGGATCATCCTGAATTTAGTTTGGTATCTTTTTTAAACAAGAGAGAAGATCAACTGAAAAAAGATAATAAAAAAACCTACGTGGACAAATACAGTATTGAATTTGTAGGAGACAATCCCTATGGCCGCGGCCCCGGCAATGATCTAGAATTTACTCCAGAAAGTCAAGGCGGAACTGAAAAACCCAAACGGGCTGGAGACATCTACGACGAAACCAGCGGAAAAATTATTAGAGGAAAAATGTCTATTAATCCTAAGGAAAAGTCTCTGCAATTTAGTCAAGATACAAGTATTACTAACATCATTGATCAAGTAATTCTTAGCACTAAAGAAGCTAGAGATCGAGCAACCAAAGAAGACTTGATTGACAGTCAAGGTAGGGTAACTTGGTGGAAAACTGATGTTGACGTAAAATTATTAGAATTTGATCCTAAACTTAAAGACTTTGCCAAAGATGTAACTTACAGAGTACAGCCTTTTAAAATACATCACAGTGCTTATCTATCGCCAGAAGGTACAAGCAAAGGAGTAGGCGCTTGCAAGAGTGCTGCTCAAAAAGAATATAACTACATCTACACAGGCCTGAACACAGACATTATAAAATTCAATATTGAAATTAAAAACATGATGTTTACAGCTATTGATCCTAATAAAGTTGAAGACTCGGGCGGTGTTGCTAATAATTCTACAAACACTTCTGTGCCTAGCCCTACAATGACTAGTAAACAGGCCGACGGAGCTACAGGCCCGTCAGTAGGTGGAAACGCTGCTTCCGGTAAATTAGATATGGCCACGGGTAATATACCGTTCAAAGGCGGTTCAGGACAAACTAGCACCGAACAAAAAATTGCCAATGAATTTTATATGGCTTATCTTAATAGTGTAGGAAATCAAATAAACTTAGATTTAGAAATTTTAGGTGATCCGTTTTTCCTTCCTGAACTTGGTTATAGTAATTTTCACGGCGAAGGCGACGAACAAGCATCCGGAAATGGAACTATGAATCACGAAGCTACTGATATCTGGTGTGTGGTAAACTTTAGAACTCCTGCAGATCCAGATGCTGGAGGAGCAGCCGCTGCCGCTCCCGGCCTCTATTATTTTCCTGAAGGAGAAAGTCCTAATCCGTTTAGCGGATTGTTTAAGATTACAAAAGTGGATTCTAGATTTAGAAGTAATTTATTCACACAGTCTCTAGGAGGTTTTAGAATTCCTGCTCAAGATCAAAGCGGTAGCGGCGATGTATTCCCAACAAAGACAGATAAACCAGAACCAGATACTGGTACATACCTAAACAACCCAGGCGAATAATATGATTGAAAAAAGAGAAGACCAACGAGAAAATTCACAAGGTAGTCTCACCGGCGCCCCTTATTTGGCTAAAATTATAGGTCATGCAGATCTGTTGTTTCAAGGCGGCCTTGAAGTTGTGCTTATTAGAGATTCTGGAAATCAAGTAGGCAATGAAAGTCAAACATATTTTGTAAAATATGCCAGTCCGTTCTATGGATGTACACCTTTTGAGTTTACTGGACAAAATGTCACTGCAGATGATTCTCAAATGAGCTATGGATTCTGGGGGGTTCCTCCTGACACCGGCGTAACCGGTATTGTGCTTTTCATAGACGGAAAACCAGATCAGGGATATTGGATAGGAAATGTCCAAGATAAATTTCAAAATCACATGGTGCCTGCCATCGGCGGAACCACAGTATACGAAACAGACGAAGACTACCAGCAGGAAGAACATCCGCTGCCAGTAGTCGAACATAATAGAAAAGCCAACGAAGGCGACAAGAATTTAGAAATTGATAAAATACCTAGAGCTGTACATCCTATTGCTAGACGATTTAAAATTCAGGGATTAACCAGGGATGAAGTAAGAGGAACCAGCACTTCTACGTCAAGACGAGATGTGCCAAACATGGTGTTCGGGATGAGCAGTCCTGGACCTGTAGATAGAAACGGTAAGAAAAAGTTTTTGGGAAATAGAGAAAGTCCTACTCCAACTCCAGTCCCAGTTCAAAGACTTGGCGGAACACATTTTGTCATGGATGACGGCGATGACAGATACTATAGAGAAACTAAGCCCACTGACGGGGCTCCTACCTATGTAAAAAATCCTGAAGGACTAAAAGATATTCCATACAACGAACATTTTAGAATTAGGACTAGAACAGGACATCAATTGTTGTTTCATAATTCTGAAGATTTAATTTATATTGGAAACAGTAGAGGCACAGCCTGGATTGAATTTACCAGCGACGGTAAAATTGATATCTACGCTGAAGACAGTATCAACATCAGAACCAAACAAGATTTTAATTTTGTTGCTGATAGAGATTTCAATCTAGAAGTTGGCCGCAATTTTAATTTAAAAGTAGCCGGAGAAATGCATACTTCTGTGGGCAAGGATCAAGTGTTGATAGTTGATAGAGATCAAAAGATTCATATAAAACGAAGGAAGGATGAAACTGTTGACGAACAATATCGACAGACAGTAAATGACGATGTTAAGAAATATTATTCAAAAGATTATACTCATAATGTTGACGGTAGAATGGATTTTAAAGTAGCTAAAGGATTTAGTTTTGGCGGAGGCGGAGGCGCATCTGGAGCTACCTTTGCTCCAGCAGATGCAACTAGCCAAGATCCTTCAGATCCAGTAAGTAATGATACAGCTACATCAAGTCCGGTAGCAGATGTGAATGGAGCAACACCTGACAGAATTGATATCAAGATTTATAAAGATATGCGTATCGAACACATTGGTGTTAATGTTGATCATACTATTAACGGATATTTAAAAACTAAAATTACAGGAGATGTTGATTTACACACTGATGGCACGTATGAACACTATACTGCAGGTAATGTAGATATCAAAACAGCCGGACATCTTTTTCAACAATCATCTGGTGATTTTGAGGTTAAAGCAGGCGGCCATATTTACAATACATCAGCCGGCACAAATGAAACAAATGCTGGAGGTAATATTGTAGAAACTGCTCCTCAAATTCATATGAACGGTCCCGGTGCCGCAAGTGCAGGCGGTGCCAGTACAGCACAAATAGCAGTGCTACCAGAAGAAGCAAGGACATCTGCAAAATCGTCTATTCCATTGAAGTTAAAGACTCACAGCCTTCCTGATCTTTCAGCCCCCAATGAAGATGATGTAGACAAATCGGTTATAGTAAGAAGAATGCCCACAGCTGAGCCATATCCCTTCCACGAAAATCTAGACGCCACAAAAGTCAAACCGGATCTAACAGATCGAGACGTTGACGGTCGTTATGACGGCGAAAGTACCAGTATGCGAACACCACCCGGTGATTGGCGCAAATACAAAAAACCAAGCGACACTCCTTTCTAAGGAAATAAATTATGGCAAAAATATACACCAACAAAGTCATTGCAAAAAACAAAGCCAGCATAGGAAATGCAAATGCCGGCAACTTTCGATACAGAGGATTTAGTTCTAAAGAATTCAAACGAAACTACAAGTTATACGATGCAGAATTGATCAAACAAGATCTCATCAACCATTTCTATATTAGAAAAGGCGAAAAATTAGAAAATCCCAAATTTGGAACAATTATCTGGGATACACTGTTTGAGAATTTTACCCCAGAAATAAAAGCAGCCATTGCCAAAGATGTTGAAGAAATTATTAATTTTGACAAGCGTGTAAAAGTAAATTCTGTGTCTATAGATAGCACACAACAGGGTATACGTATAGAAGCAGAAATAGTGATACTACCATTTGATATCACCGATACGCTGCGTTTGAGTTTTGATAGAGATAACACAATAACATAAAATACGCATTTTATTTTTACGATAAATATCAGTATAGGGAAAGAAAATGACAACTACGTCTCGACAGAACAATTTAATTTTAAACCAGGACTGGAAAAGAATTTATCAGACCTTTAAAAATGCTGACTTTAAAAGCTACGATTTTGAAAATCTGCGTAGAGTTATTATTACCTATCTTCGTGAAAATTACCCAGAAGATTTTAATGATTATATTGAAAGTTCAGAATATCTAGCACTGATAGATGCAGTAGCATTTTTAGGACAGAGTCTAGCCTTCCGTACTGATCTAGCCAGCAGAGAAAACTTTTTAGAACTAGCCGAAACCAAAGAATCTGTGTTAAGACTATCACGCCTGATTTCTTACAACAGTAGAAGAAATATTCCTGCACAAGGATTAATTAAATTTGACACAGTATCTACCACAGAAGGTGTATTAGACAGCAACAACAAGAATCTTGCCAGCCAAACAATTATCTGGAATGATCCGACCAATTCAAATTGGCTAGAGCAATTTATTCTAGTTATGAATTCTGCAATGGCAGACAACACTGAATTTGGCCGTAGCCAAGGCACAGACACAATTCAAGGCATCGATTCACAGCAGTATAGATTTAGATCTAATTTTACAGATGTGCCAATTTTTAACTTTGAAAAAATAGTAGCCAGTAGAAAGATGCCGTTTGAACTGGTAAGTACCAGCTTTATCGGTGCAGAAGATTATTATGAAGAACCTCCTATTCCCGGCAGCCAGTTAGGATTTGTCTATAGACAAGATGGTAAGGGCAGTGCAAGTGCTAACACTGGATTCTTTATGTTGTTGAAACAGGGCAGTCTAGAATTAACTGATTTCAGCATTGATGTTCCTACTACCAATGAAGTGGTGTCTGTTGACGTCACAGGAATAAATGATTCAGATGTTTGGTTGTTTGCCACAAATTCAGACGGCACACAGGCATCTGAATGGACCAAAGTCAGCAGCATCACAGGCAGCAATATTGCCTATAACAGTATCAATTCAAACATAAGAAATATCTATAGTGTGATTACCAAAGAAGATGACAAAATTGATTTGGTATTTGCAGACGGTACCTACGGTAACTTGCCCCAAGGTGCTTTCAAAGCGTATTATAGAGTCAGCAACGGTCTAAACTATACAGTTAGTCCCGCTGAAATGCGAGCAATTAATATATCTGTACCTTATATAAACAAAGCAGGAGTAAGGCACGACCTGTTAATTAGTTGTAGTTTGAAATATACCATAAGCACTGCAACAGCTTCAGAAGACATTGATAGTATCAAAGCTCGTGCTCCTGCAATTTATTATACACAGAATCGCATGATTACTGGAGAGGATTATAATCTGGCTCCGTTGTCCAGCAGTCAAGATATTTTAAAAGTCAAAGCTATTAATCGAACCAGCAGCGGTATCAGTAGAAATTTTGATGTAATTGATGCCAGCGGAAAATACTCGAGTGTAAATGTCTTTGCTGACGATGGCGTGATATACAAAGAACAAACAGAAAGAACAGAGTCTTTTAAGTATACAAATAGAATTGATATTATAAATTATATTAGAAACAACATCGAACCGTTGTTAACCAACACAGATGTTTATAATTTTTATCTAACAAACTTTACAAAAATACAATTCACAGATTCAAATACACTTTGGACACAGACTACTAACGATGTAAATTCATCCACAGGATATTTTATCAACAACATAGATCAGTCATTGTTCAAGGTTGGAACATATACCACTAACTCTTTGAAATATGTGTTTGCAGGAGCACTGATTAAATTCGAACCTCCTGCCGGCAAGGCCTTTAAAAAGGGAGCAATTGTTAACATTAGTGCAACAGATGTAGAACAGACAGATAGAATTTGGGTTAAAGTTGTTAAAATCACAGGAGACGGGACCAATGCTGGTCGCGGAGCACTGGCCAATGGACTTGGTCCTATAGTGTTTAATGATGTTGTTCCTACAGGAGCAATTGCAACACGCATTGTTCCTAGATTTATTAATAACTTGCCAACTGCTCTAGAAAATGAAATAACTAATCTCATCAGTTTGAATGTGAATTTTGGCCTACGTTATGAATCTATAGAAAGTTCTTGGAAAATTATTACATCGGCAAACATTGATCTACTTAATGATTTCAGTCTAGGTCGAGCCGGAGATACTACTAACAGTAATCTAGACACTGCCTGGATTATAGCGTTTGTCAGACAAGCAGACAGTTATAACGTAAGAATTAGAGGTTTGGATTACATTTTTAGAAGTCTAGAACAGAACAGATTTTATTTTGATGTAAATCAAAAAACTTTTGATAGAAAAACCGGTAAAACAGTCAAAGACAAAGTTAATATTCTTGGTATAAATCCCGATAACGGTTTAATAAATGCTTTGAAAAATGACAAAACATTTGAAGTCAGTGATGTAATTAAATTTGAAGATGGGTATCAAAGCGCCAACGAAATAAAGTTATCGTTTGCTGACAGTGACGATGACGGAGTCATTGACAATCCCGAGTCATTTGAACAGATAGTTGGTCAAGATCTAGATCTAAAATACTTGTTTTTTTATAAAACAACAGATGCTTCTGGATATACAACATATTCTTATGTTGATAACAGTAATGATACTATTCTAATTAGAC